AACTTAGAACTAGATACTGCTGCGTCTGCTGCTTCTTCAAACATAAGCTTTTGTATTTCACCAAATGAACGTTTTTCTTTAGCAGCAATTTGTAAGTTTTTAAAGTCACGTCCAGCAAACTTCTCGTTAACATCTTGAACAAGTTTAGCTGATCCAGAAAATCCAGATACGCCACCAGCAAATCCACGTGCAATCGCTGCTGAGTTAATTTGTCTGAGTTTGCGTAATACATCATTTGCTTGTATCTCTGCATTAACAGCATCACGTTCTGATTTAGCAAGAGCCATCTCACCTTGCAGTTCGTACATTGCTGCTTGATAGCGACCTTGCTGAAGAGCCTGTAACGCACCAGCTGCTTGAGAAGCTGCTGATACTGCCATCATAATGGTTGTTGGTTCTGCCATATTCTACCTTCCTGGATAAACTGATACTTTATATTCTAAACCTAATAATGTAAGCTTTAACGGTGCGCTTTGCGTCACTGTTATCTGGCCATCATTATTATACCCCAATATACCATGTAATGTCTTTGTACCTGTAAACTCTGGAACTGGACTACCTAATGCTCCAGCACCTAAAGATCGAATAGGAACAAGATTACCGTTAATTACTAAGTTCTGTGTTTCTAAGATTAATGCATTAACTTCTACAATACGTTTTTTAAATCCAATACGTGTACCTGTTTGTGTAGCCACTTCAATCGGCATGGTTTTAATCTCTACATCAATCGGCAATCCTACTTCACAAGATGTTGTTGGTGTATTGATAAATGTGACTGCACTGTCTGCTGTTTGATTTTCTTCTACATAACCATCTGATAACACATTCACTGTTTGTCCATCAATATGAGACATATCCAAACTAGCAACAGCACCACCTTGTTTTGCACAATCTGTTAAATAGTTACTATCAAAGACTTCAACATAGTATTTTAATGTACCACCATCATCACGTTCTACAATTGTATAAATATCAGTAATGTCAACACCTACGTCTAAGAACTTACCTTGTGTAGTAAACTCTGATGGGGCAATAACATCTTGCGCACGAAGTAATGAGAATACAGCCATAGAGCCATCATCTTCATTGACAATCAATAACAGATCATTTTCGTCAGTAGCCACTGCACGACGAATATCCATGTGCTTAGGACCTTTCAGTAAATGTCCAGCAAGCAATGAAATTTTAGATGTAATATAAGTTAATTGTGTATCAGAGTAAGCAATCTCAGATAACTGTTTACCTTGTCTTTGTATAAATAACACACCAGATTCTAATTGTTTAACTCGCACACCTTCTCTAATACCATTACGTGATGTCGATGATAAAAAGAAATCATTTGGAGTGATCGGTGTTAATCCTTCTTGCGGAACATAGAATTCACCACCCGTCGTAAATACTTGCAAATCACGACCAGAAATAATGTCAACGATAGCGTTAAAAGTATTAGTATCAAGAGTAGCCTCAACAGCGTCATCGTCTAGTCCTTCCACTGCTTCAAAGTCAAAATATAGACCTACTTTAGAACCCCAAATAGTTGATGGTCTTGATTTAGATCCGCCAAAGAATAATCTACCTTGATGAAATGTTACTGATCGTGGCCATCCTTTTGTTGCTGACCATACATCTTCATAACCTGTTTCTAATTCCCATTGACCAGATGCAGTTGCTGTAGTGTCAAAGAATGGAAATTCAGTCACTGCGTTGACAGATGTAGAGCTGTTATATTTAACTATTCTTGCTCGTCCTTGTGGACTAGCGTTAATGTATTGTCCAACATGTCCTGAGTTAAAGACTCCAGCCGATGCTGTTAATGTAATCTTGCCAGATACATCTGATGGTGTCAGCGTAGCAGCTGGATTAGTTGTAGTGATAGTAAATGCATACTGTGGTACAGAATCAAAAACTATATTAGAAATAGTCCATGATGCATCATTGGCACCACGCACAATCTTGACTGGTTGTGCATCTTCATCAACAATAATTAAAGTATCAGCAGATTGTGTCCAGCATAAATGATCTAAATGATCTGATGTTAATCCATATCCTGTGGTATCTAAGTAATCATTACCAGATGCATTAATGTTTGTAATAAGGACTTTATCTTTGTAAACATACATGCGATTGTTTGTGAAGCATAGCATGTAGCTATCATCAACTGAGAATTCAAAATGAACTAATCGTACACCATCAGCTGGAGTGCCACCTAATTCATTGATGAACTTAGTTCCCGGTCTGCGTTTAACGCCACCTTGAGGTTGACAAATAACATTACGAGCTGTCTCTAATGCATTTTGTCTAGCCTTTAAATCAACACGAGCTTTGAGAAGCGGATCTAACTCGCCTGTTGTAAAGTTAGTTTGTATGCTAACAAAACGTGCCATTAGTACCTCACGTTAATTAATGAGAAATCTTGTATCGCGTTTGTTGGGTTTCCTTGACCATCGATTGACATTGCTTGTCTCATATATCCACCACGACCATTTTCACTAGCTGTGCCTTCTGCAATGGTTCTCCAATATTCTGATTTGTCTGCTTGATCTGTAATCGGTAAAGCTAAATGCCAAGCCATTTCATATTTGAGTAATTGTACAAAGTAATGTGGTAATGCATATTCAGGTACATTGTATTGATAATCAATGTATACGACTTCATAGTCTGTTAATAGTTTGTTCCCCATCAGACGAAACTCTCTGCGTGGAGGTGCGCCTACATCATCTGAATCATATACGGCATTCGGTCTGCCAATAATGTCAGAGGGTAGTTGATATTCATATTTGTATTCATTAGCCGGTGTTGTCACCAATCGAGCTAATTGTGTTTTCTTAAACGAGAATGACCAGTCATACAGAGTTAAAGCACGAATCTTAATGTCTGGATAAAGTCTATCGCAAATGTTAGATTCATCTGTACCTTCTGTAAATGATGATATAGGATTTGCACCAAGCATCAATAATGCATCGGAACATATTTTAATATCGGTATCACCTGTAGCCATTTTCTTTCCTTTAAATGTGCAAATAGGTAGGCACCGAAGCACCTACCTTTCTGCAATATATTACAACTTAGTCAGCGTCTGCAACTGATAGTGCTGTACCGTCAGATACGTCAACTACGCCAGAAGCATTAGAAAGCACGACAACTAAAGATGCTGTAGGAACAGAAGCGTCCCATAAGTAAATTAAGTCGCCAACTTTTAATACGCTGTGTGCGTCATTGAAGTAAGCTGTTGTATTGATATCAGCAAGTGTATCAGTGTCTGGTGCTGTGTAGCTCCACATTTGAGGAGCATTACCAGCTTTAGCCTGACCACCTATTGGTTGTAGATTGTCTTTATTATAAGCCATGTGTCATTCTCCTTAAGCTGATTCACGACATGTGATTTGAACAATACCTTCAGCATCGATTGCTACGGCACCAGCTGAGAACATTGAATTCACAAGGAATGATGTTTTTTCTGGAACGTAGTTAATCTCTGTCTTAGGACCCATACCTTCAGCATAACCAACTGCATCTTTGTGGAATGCCCAAACAGTTCTGTCTAAAGAACCGTCAACAGCTAAACCACCTTCAGTTCTGTCGCCAAGTACGTGGAATGTGAAACCTAAGAATGTATTGATTTCACCAGATACTAAAGCTTTAACTGAAGCATAATCAGAAGATGTAAGTTTTTGTTCTGCTAAGATTGATGCTAAAGAGTTAGCATGAATCACCATGTGACGATCTTGTGGAGGTACGTTACCTTTATCTAACAATTTCTTAGCTGAAAGAAGTTTGTCTAAGTTAAGGTTTGTATCTGTACCACCAATGTCGTTTGACACAGTGTTTGATGTTGATGATGCTGTTAATGCATCAATAACAAGTTGGTCTTGACGGCGACCAATAGCATTAGCCACAACTTGCACTAATTCTTGTCTTTCGTCAAAGTTAACTTTTTGTTGCATGAAGATGTCAGAATATTCTGCTGCATTCCAATCTTCTAGTGTTGCTGTTACTTGTGAGAAATCCACATTTAACGGTGTTACGTCTGTTTGTGGAATACGTAATGTTGCTACGCCTTTACCCACTTTAGGAAATTTTGCTGTTGAACCCTCAACGCCGCGTCTTTGTCTTACTGCTGCAATAAGCTGTGCTTTAGCTTGGTAAGCCTGTTTAACTTCGGCATCAAATAGGGTAACAAAAGCATTAGATAATCCAATAGCCATTTGAGACTCCTTAGTAATTAATAAAGTAAATTAATCGCTGTGGTATGCCAGAATAATCTGGGCCTTGCTTGCTATTTACGATAGCCGGTCGACAAGATTACTTGCGTTTAAGGGTTACATAGAATAATGTAATAGGCCTTAGTGTGAATATTACCACAAAAAGGCCTGAATTACAAGAGATTTAGCCGTAGACTTGCTGGAATGCTCGTTCTACTTTGGCTCGGTAGGATGGATCTGTTTGATACTTAGGATCTGCAACTAACTGTTGCAATTCGTCTTTAGATGGTGTACCGTCTACTGGAGTTACTTCTGTAGGAATACGTCCTTCATAAGATGCTCTAAGCTTTTCTAATGCAGCAATACCTTTTGCAGTACCGCCCATGATTTTAAACTCTTCAAAGTCATCTGATGACCATACACCTTTTTGAACAAGACCAGCTCCCCATTTAACCATGCCTTGAATACGTGCATCGGCATTAGGGCCTAACATTTTCTTTTCTTGTTCTACGTTGACCGATGCTTCTTTTGCACCCATCATTTGCATATCAACTACTTGACCAACTAAATCATCAAGAGCAGCTTGACTGACTTGATATTCTTTTGCCCAACTCATGACATGATTACGTACTGGATCATCTTCTGCAATTTCACCAAATGCTGAAGTATCATAGTTCCCATCAGCTGGTGCTTTGTGTTTACCTTGAGAAATCTGCTTACGCAAATCTTTCCAAGACTTAGCCATACCTTCTAAATCAGGTGCTGAGTCTTCTGCTTTCCAAAAGTTCTCAGGCCACCAATCAGGTCGCTCTAATGGTTCATCATCTTCACCCGCTTCTTTAACAGCAAATTCTTCCTTTGCTTTTAATTCTGCTGGATCACGATGATCTATTTCTGTTGCTTGAGGATTTACTTCTGTTGTTTCTTCTGGCTCTGCTGATGCTCCATCGAGTAGGCCAGTGGATTCAGTTTCCTGAATACTAGGCTCGATTGTATCACTCATTATAATTTCCTTGCTCTAATTAACCTTGCTTCTAAATCCCGTACGATACTATTTTGTCCTTCTCGATAATATGCGTAGCTAGGATCGCTACCCGGCAAGGCAACAGGTTGCTCAACGACTGCTTCACGCAGCCATTTTAATAACTGTTTACCGTCCTCACCTCCAAGGACTTTAAGACAGAGACGATCTACATCATCTCTTTTTTGATTCACATCTCTAACGTCAAGCGGTAATGCTTGTTCTAAATCATCCCATCCAGCCATAATTATCCTTGTGACTGCATTACATTGTTCATCACTTCAGCAGCGGCTTCTGGGTTTTGTTGTGCAGCTTGTTGCGCCATCGCCATTGCTTGTTGTTGAGCTATAATGCGTTCAGTCTTTGTTGTTCTAATACGTTGTGGGATACCTAATTGTTCTGCAATAAAGTCCATCATCTCATCGATTTTTAATGTTGACGCTGCTTCTGGACCAGCTGCTTGTACGATTTGTGCGTATTGTAATACCTTGTCCACTTCTTCCATTGCTTGTGACATTGCTAATGGAGCTACTGGAGCAATCCTAATTTCTAAACCATTTACTTTTAATGGTAAATCAATTAAGCCACGTTCGCTCATGACATCAAGTATCTTAGTTACTAATGGTACCATGGTTTCATTGATGAGTCTACCGAATGCAGAGCCTAGGTTTTGTGCTAATTCCTTCATACGTTCAGCCACTTCTGTAGCAGATCTAGCTGACATATTGTCTGGTGGTAATGATTCATCCAATAAGATACGTTTAATATTCATACGTAAATCATTCATCACAATTTGTGATACGTTAAAGTCACCAGCACGTGGTAATGGTCTAAGTGATTCACCTTGTGGACCCCCGTTACGTGCTACAGGAATAATAGCACCCGGCATAATCTTCACTGTATTTGGATTCAATACACCATCATCAGCTGCTGTGTAAACACCAGCAATAGAGAGAGAAGCATTCTTTAACACTAACTCTAATGTTTTATTTAAAGTCTTCACATCAGGCAATGCTGTGATTAATGGACCACGACCATAGATCTCACCAGCTACTTTAGCATAGCGTGATACAATCCATGGACTCACTTCCATACGTCTGTAAACTAATTCTGTTTTAGATTCTTTGTGAATCACATGATAGCAATAATCACCACGCTTCATATCATAGATGGTTGCTTCCACTAACTCTACATCATCTGTTGGTTTGTCATCAATCTTCTTTTGTAATTCAGATGGAATCTTTGCATCAGGCCATTGTCTTTGGATGGCTTCACCTTTAAGACGCATACGTCTGTATACATTATCCACTTGACCATTAGCGCCTTCTTCAAATGAAACTAAGTATTGTGGTACTGGAATAAAGTTTAATGGATTAACATCATCACCCGGCTGTACCATCATCACTGCTGTACCTACACATAAGTCAAGTAAGAACTCACCAATCGCAATGTCAAAGTTAGATTGCTTAAGAGAAGAAAACATCTTGTCTGAGTATACGTCTAATGCGGCTTGTGCTTCCATGCGACGCTCAACAGGAATGTCAGTACCAGGTTCTAATCGACACCATTTGCGTTGTGGAGGGAAGATACCAGATTGCATACGATTAGCAAATCGCTGTGTTGAGTTGATGGCTGTAGAATCAAACACACGATTCATCTTTTTCGTGCCGCCTACTTTACCATCGTAATGTCCATCATAAAGATTACGTTGAGGTAAAGCAAACTCATAACATTCTTCGTATAAGTTTCTAAAATCTTCTTTTTTGATTAAAGCTTTATCGTGTCGCTTTAATACATCTTCTGCCTTTAATCTCATCATAATCTATTTTTCCTTTATTCAGTCCAGCTTAATATAATCTCAGCAGCATGAGGATTGTTATTCGTATCTGCATTAGTTAATCTAAATAAGTAAGTAGTCAATCCTTTAAGAATAATGTTATTACCACCTACTTCTCCACCACCACCTTTTTTACCAACACCTCCGGTAAGTATTTCCTGTAAGATTGTTGTTCCTGTTGATGTTACTGTTGGATTAACAATCGCTACACCTTGGCTAGTAATCGTACTGGCTCGATTACGATTAATAATCGGCAATGAGGTTCCACCACTGACTACTGCATTCTCATATAAATAACCAATCGCATTACCATTACATAATCCTGAAATACTAAATACTGGGTTTAATCCACTCGGAAACGCAATGGCAATATCAATACTTTGTCCAGCGGGTAATGGATCAGCAAATGTACGTAATGATCCTGTTGAAAAGCCATGGCCTTCAATTAGCCTGACTTGTTCAATGTCTCTTGTCGAATATGCGTCTCTATATAATTGCATTAGAATGAATACTCCAATGATCCGCCAAGATATGTTGGCATCATCACTTTAAAGTCTTTACCATGTACATATACTCCGGATGCACGTATCGTTGCATTTAATCGATCAGTAACTGGATGAGTGTAACCAATACTGCCAAACACGACATCTGCACCACCAAATCTTTGATAACCTCTTTCATCAATCGTTATTGTCTCTTTCTTTCTACTTTTATCTTGTGAATAACCTTGCACTTCTAAATCAAACCGCTTTATGTATTCTTTAGCAATATTCTTAGCTTGATCTATTTCAATAATATTATCACTCATTTAAACGCACTCATCATGTCTTGATTTATTTTCTTAAACTGACTATCTTCCATTGTTTGGTCAAATACAAACTTACCCATTTCAACATTGGTAGCAAACTTAGATATGGTATTTTGTGCAATCTCTAATCGTCTAGTTACACCATCATTACCTTTTGCTTTTCTTTCTTGATACTCACTATGATTAAGTAACTCTTGTGCAGCCGCATTATACTCGCCATTGTTCATTTGATTTACCCATTTATACAGATTACCTGTTTTACTTCTCAAATCACCACGATATTCTAATTGTATAATTTCAGCTTGTAATTCTTCTGGCATATCTTTTAATTTTGGAATAGCCTCCATTGCTCTTTTTTTGTGAGCGTTGAAAGATTCTAAAAATCCTTTATCAATATATTCATTAGTTTGTCCAATGCCATAAGTCAGTACTGGTTTTTTTGCATCATCATAATAAAATGCATTTACAAAACCTTCCTCTTCTACTACTCTTCTTTGAGCTAATGTAAGTGATCCACCGATTAATTGTTCTACTTTTTTAACAGCAGACGGCCCGCTCAATTTTAATGAACTTGGAATGTCTTTAGACGACTTGTATGGATTTTCTCTTGTGCCTAAGGTTTTATCCATGTAAGCTTGTCCTTGGAGCATTATACAAATTAATAGGAGCAAAATATATTTCATGCCACTCAATCATGCCCACTCAGCTTTCTGAATACGCAGAGGTCCTAAGTTAATTAAAAAGTAATCTACAGGCGCACCATCGACTTCGCCTTCGTAGATCTCGACTCCAATATTAAATCCCCAGTAAAAGTGATATGACCACATACTACTTCTTACCTTTCTTAGCTTCAGACATTGCAATCGCTACAGCTTGATCTCGCTGAGTTACTTTTGCACCAGAACCAGATTTGAGTGATCCTGATTTATATTCCTTCATCACTTTCTTAACTTTCTTTTGAAACTTGTCCATCATAACTTAATACCTCCACCAAGTATTGATCCTGTAATACCTAAACCACCTTCACCCAGTGCTGGTAATCCTGTTGATGGCTCATCACCGGGTTGTCTTGCTTTACCCATTAATCCACCAGTGGCTCTTGCTAAGCGGCGTTTAGTTGCTTTACTTTCTGCTGATGTACGTTTTGCCTGTTGCGCTCCAGTCTTTGCACTTCTTTCAATATCTTTTAATTCACCTGCGGTAAAGTCTTGACGATCCTCACCAGTAAACAATTGAGCTGATCTAGTTTGATATATAGGTCGTTGACTAACTGGCCCATATAATCCACCTACAAATGGCGTGTATCCTTTAATCAAAGCATTTTCTGGCGCACTGTAACTCACCGAATCAAAACTACCAATTTGATGTGCAACTGCTTTATTAAAACTACGCACTCCAGCCTGCCACTGACCAGATGTGGTCATATACTCTAAACCTGTTTCTTGCTTTCGCATGCCTTCTGATATTTGTGTATCAACGGCTTTGTTCCACCAGTCTTCAGATTTAAATACATTACGGCCACCAGCGAGATCAATTAAATCTTTCTGTGCATTTGCAGCTTTAGGAAGCATACCTCTTGCTAATGCCATACCAAAGTCAAGCGCAGCCATATTAACCTCCTAATGTATTTTGTTCTTCGTCTAACCCGACTTCTGGATTTAATCGTGTATCAGACAACAACATACGCTTACCGCCACGGCTTGTTGCACGACGTTTAGCTGCCATTTGTTCTTGTAAATCACGCTTTTCTTCTTCAGATTGTTTACGCATACGTTCTGTTTCTGCTCGTTGTGCAGCTAATTGTGCTTCTGCTGCTGATGTGTCTGGCTTACCGCCACCGAATACACCACCCATTAGGTTCTCCTCATAATATAATAATCTGTTTTATCTGTACTATACTCTTTCAAAAGACCTTCAGATTGAAAACCTAAACATCTAGCCCAAGAAACAGCACGTTTATCAGTGGATCTTACAGTAATTTGTATACGATGTAAAGAAAATAATATCTCACATATATCAAAAAATGTATTAGCACCCTTAGTCATCGCGATTGGATATCGTCTTGCTTCATCTGAGAATAAAGACCACGCTTCACCCAAGCCTTCCCATATAACAACAGTGCCAAAAATAGCGACAGGAATGCGATGCAACATTGCAGTAACGCAAGGACCACATTGAGATTGATAAACCACACGGCGTTTTCGATCGCTTTGAGGAACTTGAAAAGCTGTGTCATCAGATAATCCTTTAAAGTTATTTAAATGTTCGTAGGCAAATGGATGATAAGTGACACCTTTAACTTTTGGCATATACTCATCAAGATGTTCTTGACTAATTGAATATATCAAAATCTGAATTGACTACAGTTTGTGAGATTAATGTATTCTGTGTCAGTGCTGATTTGGTCATGCGTTTATGTTCACCACCGCCTAAGAGTAAGTAGCCAAATGCATCACCAATGTGTGAGTGTTCGTTTTTATTTGGACTATCTTTGAATCGTTCTTGTCCAGCACCAACAGCCACCCGTTTAAAGTGATAGCCTCCAGATAAAGATTTACGAATACGCTTGCATGATGTATGCACTAACAATCCGGGTTTACCATTAATTAAGCGTTGCATTGGAGCTGCTGCCCCTTCACGTCGTACTTGAAAATTGTTAGAAGGTGTTGGCTGTGCGCGCAATCCTAATGTCCGTAAATAATCAAATGCAGTGACTTCATAGATCGCATCACGTTGCATACCGGCTGGATCTCCCCACACCATCACTTGTGCTTTTGGATAACGCGCATTGATCTCGGCTAACAACTGTTGACCAAATCTTTCAAGTCCCATATCTTCTGTCACAATTTCATGCAGAATAATCCAACGGCCATTAGCTAATCGTTGCCCGATTGCGGCTGCCGGTGTTAAACCGAAGTCTAATCCTATGTGCAATGGTAACGTTGGATCGTATTCCACGTCTGATGAACTCATTAACTGGTCATCATATTCTGGCCATACAGGTCGTCCTTCTTGGACGTATGTAAATCTACCTTCAGCGTAACATCTAATCCAATCTAAGTTTTTACCCCCTAGCATTTGGTTATAATATCCACCTGGTAAGTTACGTACATTTTCTGCTTTAGGATTTATTTTCCACCAACGACCACCCGCAAAGATGTGATCGTTTGCTTCTGGATTCTCAGGTAAGTTCTCCGGTGATACTTCTACGACTCCACCCGGTTGTTGAAAGAAGTCCCATCCATACTTACCCGTGATCGGTTCTTTAGTGCTTAAACGAAACCACCAATGGTCATCGTCCATGGGGTTAGTATCCATCCACACACCGTGCCAAGTAGGCCCTCCATCCCGTTGCGTTGGATATCGACCAACACGATGAGTAAGACCATCAATAACAGCCTTAGGTAATTCTCTTGCTTCATTGACCCATGCTCCTGTTAGTTCTAATGATAATAGTTTACGTACATCTTTAGGTTGGTCCAATGCTAAAAAGATTACTTCACAATCGATGCCAGCGGCATCACCTCGGGAGGGTAGGCGTATGTGATGTGTAATCGGAGGTGTGTATAACATCGGACCAAAAGTGTTTTCAGGAAATAACTCTTGCCATGTTTTAATTGTTGTTGTCTTTAATTCTGGATAAGAGTTCCTGACAATTACAAATCTGGTGTATCTAATCCCATCAACGGGTGATGGTTTTTGTTTGACGGCACGCATCATGATTTCAGCAGCACACGCGTAGGACTTCCCCGAACCTACAGGACCCATCAAGCCTCTAACAAAAGCATTGCTTTGTAAAAACTTATAAGTCGTCAGTGCGCCACTGAAGTCAAGATCAATTCCCGGACCCGCTAGGCTTTTCTTACTACGTTCTTTTTTATTGCTCATCGTCGATGTCTTTAAACTGCATTGTCACCATGCGTTTGAGTTCTTGATTCTCTTTCCATAGCAAATCAATAATCTCCATGACTCTTGAGTTATTGAGATGTGCCATGGCAAACTCTTCACGCAGTTGCTCAATCTTTGGTTTGAGATCCATCTTTAGTCTCCATGTGTTTAACTAAAAAAGCAACATAATGTTGTAACTTCCGCAAGTCCTCAACACCCCCCTTGTCCTTCCAGCGTAGTGCATACTTTATGATATTACCATTCAAGAATCCTTCATAGGCCTCGTCTGATAAATACTCTTGCATAATGTCTATAGGTTGAATGGCATGTCGCTTATAATGGTCGCCACCAACTTGGACATCTTTTGGGTCACTCATCTTTTTTTCTTCCTAATCTTTTTTGTGCGTCTTGTGCAAATTTTACCACAATTTCAAAATGTTTCTCTGGTGCTTTTAGTATCTTGTCAATCCATGCAGTATTTTTATCAAAGTCCTTCATCTTGTCCTTCTGTTCCTCGACTATCTTCAGAAACTTCTGTCTCGATTGACTGTTTAGGTTCTTCATAATATGTTGTTGTCTCCGGTGCTTTTACGTTAATGCCAATCACAGATGGCTTATCTGATTCGTCAGGACTGTCTAATAATCCAGATGCTTTCGCTAAGATTCTTAAAACACCCACTTTATCCCAAAGCTCAATATCAATAGTTGTATAACTATTACCTTCCTTATCGGTCTTGGTAACAGTCTTAATACTCTTGATAGCTTGTAATGCATGCTCAGGAATATCTTTGCTTGCCTTGACCTTAATGTTACCTTCACTATCCCACTCCATAATATCTGTTGGTTTAGTATTAGCAATACTGAGAAGCGTGTAGGAGACAGCTTCTCTGTTTGCTGCTAATGTCGTAGACCGCTCCAAGTTCTTTTGCAAGGCTCTGACACCCCCATACCCGGCAAGACTTGGAATCGGTTTACTTTTATTTTTTGTCTCAGCCATTAGAAAGGTAAGTCGTCTTCAAGTTCATTTAAGTGATCTGAGGACACAGCCTGATTCGTTGACTGCGTATTTTGTACTGGTGCTTGCCCACCTTTGTTCGCCACAGGATTACCAATTCGCACACTTTTGTATTCAACGCCGCCTTTACTCACGTTGTCATATACATCTAAGTAATGCTCTGTGCCATCCGGCATTAAGATCTTACCACGCCAATCCGCATGCCAATCTTGTTCTTTACGATCATTTTTAAATACTGAACCTGTACCTGGTTTTGCTTGATACCCATTATCTTGTGCCATTATAATTCCTCTTTCTCTAGTTCATAAATATGGACGACAGCTGCGCCACCATCCCTTGCTTCACCTCGAGCAATCTCAATGTATTCAAATTGACTATCATCATCATACACGTTAGCCTTCATCAATGCATCTAATATTGCTTTTAAGGTATTGTCAAGATCAAATATTCTTTTAGACCTTGGATGTATCATCACACTAATACCTAAACTTTTATCACCGAATCGTTTGTAGCCTTGCTCATAAACATTGACTGCCACTTCTTCGGTAAATTTTTTACCAGCTGGAGAGATATATCGCCTTTTCCCAGACGCATGCCAATAGTTATTGACACTCGGTGGGTAAGGTAGTTCATATCTTACAGTGGGCTTCACTTTAACTGATCCAATCTTCTGTTAATGTCTTTACCTAAATAGTTTTTAATAGACTCATTAATTAAACTGGCCTTAGTGACTTCGTTTTCTTTTGCTGCTTGTGCTAGTAACTCTTGACTCAGTGGAGTCAGTCGTACTAAAAATGGTTTTGATTCACTCATTTATTTCTCCTTGTAATGGTGGTAATTCTTCTTCATAGATATTTTCAATATCAAACTCTGTAATGTCTACTTGTGTTTCTTGTATTTCATGAATAATGTCTTTCTTCCAGGATCCCATTATTGCAATCACAGCAGAAAAACAAAATACAACAATCACCATAGACCATAAAGTTTGGTCAACTCCTCTACTCATTTGAATCTCCTTTATATTTATTCTTAATCTTTTTTGTAGGTCTACCGCGTTTATTCTTATCATTATTGTGTTCTGCTTCAACATCACGCTTACACAATGCAATCATGTTTAACCATTGCTTGGCCCCTATCTCCTTCAAGCCATGCCCGGTAAAACCCTTAGTCATTTTCCAATAGCCACTTGGATCAGTGAACTTGTATTCCAACGGTTCACCATCGTTGAACTCGTTACACACGAGTTTGTAGAATTCTCTCAGCGTCATTTTGTGCTATCTCTTCTACAATTACTATAGGATATCTTTTTGCTGCACATCCAGTCAGTAAGAGTAATATTAATAATAGTTTCATTTCTTTTCTTTCTTGCCAAAGATTCTTTCCCAGCCTTCATCAAACTTCTTTTTGTCTGTAGGTCTAGGTTTATCTCCTTTACCTCCGGGACCTACTCCATCATTATTACTCATTTAATCTCCTTCTTAATTAAACCTAATGGTAAGTGAATATAATCTTCATGTAAGCAACTGGTATACTCTGCCTCTTTATAATGTTTAATTGCATACTCACTGGCTCTTGTACAATCTACA